ATTAATTGCAGGTTCAACTGGTAATAATGGAGTATATAAAATTGTATCATCAAGTTATGTAAACTCTCAAATTGTTACTAACGTAGTAGTAGCTGAACCTATACCAAATATTGTAGCAGATGGTAATGTGTTTAGACACAGTATTGTAGACCCTAATAACTATGAATTTCAACCTGAAGATTTATTTATATTAACAGGTAAAGATCAAGGTTCTTATAACGGAAACATAGAAATAAATATTATATCTTCTAAAGAATCTCCTGATTCATTGACAGAATCAGATGTTATGCAAATAGCTATTTATGATGCATTACAAAACGAACAACTAGAACTTCCATATTTAGTAAGTAGAAAAGTAGGTTCTAAAGCAACTGATGGAACTTCTTTATATATAGAAGATGTATTAATTAACTCAGCTTACGTTCAAGCTATAAATAACACTAACGTAGAAGAAACAGAACTTCCAAGCAATACTACTAGTAACGTACAAATGTCTGGAGGTTATGATGGTGGTGCTTTAACAGATGCTGACTTAGTAGCTGCTTTAAGTCTTTTTGAGGACAAAGTAATACCTATAGATATTATAGCTAATGGTTCTATAGAAACACCTGTTTATCAAGCTGCTTTAGTAAATTTAGCAGAAACAAGACTAGATATTATAGCTTTCTTAAATTCAAGATTAGTGGATGAAAAATTAGCTACAAATTCTGCCAGAGCTTCAGCAGTAGTAAATTATAAAAAAGGTGGGGTAACCTCTACATCATTCTACGCTGCAATGTACGCTCCTCATGTAACCATAGCAGATACATTTAACTCAAGACAAATTACAATTGGTGCTGATGCTATGATTATACCTGGTTGGCTAAAAGTAATTAATTCTCAAGGTTATCCATTCGCATTTGCTGGTTATCAATATGGTAAAGTAAATAATATGACAACTGCTTGGAAAATTGGTGATTCAAGTGGAGAAGCAACCATACTTAATGATGCTTCTATAAACTTTATTGCTTTCGATGCTATACAAAATGCTTATATAGCTTGGACACAGAATACATTACAAATAGCTAACTCAGCTTTACGTAATTTAGGTGCTGTATTCAATATATTAGATATGAAGAAAACTTTATCAGTATACTTAAAAAGATATTTACAACTTCCTATTACAACTTCATTGAGAAGAACTATAGCTGATGATGTTAACAACTTTATGGATGGTGTAAAAGCTTCAGGTAGAGTTGGTGGATATAGCTTTAAAGATATTAGTAGTTCTGCAGATATTAGTAATAATACACTAAGATTCGTTCTTACACTATCACCTACTAATTATGCACAACAAATATATCTTGTAATGAGAATAGTAAATCAAACTTTTGATTTCCAAATATTACAAAATTTATAATAGATAGCACGTAAAATAGAATAAAGGAAGATTTAAATCTTCCTTTATTTTGGTGTTTTTATTTAATTAAATTTTAAACATAGGTAAGTTTAATTTGTTAAGTAATAATAATAAGAGGATTAATCTATGTCACAATTTAATTTGATTGCAAACGGAAACGTAAATATTCAAACTACTTTTAGGTATGAAGTTAAGTTTCCATCAGGAGCAGCTAATGGTGCTCTAAATGATTCCATAACTATATTTTGTACATCCGCACAAATACCTAAAGCAATACAAAATGCTATAGAATGGCATGCACCTATGGGTGTAGTTAGTCACCAAGCTGGTAAGAGACCTATAGAACCTATATCATTAGAATTTGTTGTGCCAGCAGCTTCAGATATTGCTAATGATGTTTATAGAATGATGAGTGCATGGTGTCACACTACCTTCGATTTAACAACTGGTTTTAATACAGGAAAAGCTAATTATGCAGTAGATAATATTCAGATTATACTGAAAGATGGTTCTGGAAACCCTGTTCATACATTCTCATTGTTTAGAGCATTCCCTACTTCAGTAGAATTTGGTACAGTAAATTCAGAAGGTTCTGAATTACTAAAAGCAAGTATGACATTAACATATGACTACTTCAAATTAGATAGCTTAGGAACTTCTGTATAATATATCGAGGTCAGTAATGGTATCTCAACTAAAAAAAATAAATATGCCTACTGTTTTGCAGGGAGGTATAGCAAACACTGTATCTGTAGGAAACCAATTTTCTGCAGATATGGCTCAATCTAGATTTTTTACTGTAAATTTAGACACTATAGATAACGTAAATGGTATGAAGAGCCTACCTGTTAAAAGTATATCTTATACAGTTACAGGTATAGATACAATGTCCTTACCTATAGGTGTGTTTAAAGATATTCCTATTCCTACTGGTAAAAAATTACCTAGAATTACTTTGACTTTAATAGATGATAGGATGGAACAAATAGAAAGTCAAATAAGAGAATGGTATGAAATAATGATACCTACAGGTTCTGGTACTATAGGTTATTTAGATGATATGATAGGAGTATTAACATACGAGAGCTATGACACTAGTGGAGATATTAATTTTTCTTATCAAGCTAATGTTATTTTAACTGAAGATCTTACGATGTCTAGAGATTATGAAACAAATGGATTTAAGATATTGGAAATTTCTTTTGTTGTATTAAAAGATGATATTAGAGTTAAAAATGCTCTTAATGTATTACCCCAACCAGATCCAATACCAGAACCTAAACAACAAATAAATGAAAATAACAATTTTTCAGGACCTATAGAATCTAATCCTTTTAATATAGAATCTACAGTACAACCTATATTTAAAATATAACAGAATGTGAGGAGAACTTAAATGGACGGCAAGCAAATTAACTTAAATGATTAAATTATAAAAAATTAAATTCTATTATGTATATAATATATAAGAGTAATTAAAATGAAAGAAAACTGTGGTATTTATCAAATAATTAATAAATTAGATGGTAGAGTTTATATAGGTAGCTCTAATAACTTAAAAAGTAGAAAATATAGGCACTTTTTACTTTTAAATAATAACAATCATGATAACATATACTTACAAAGATCTTACAATAAGGTTAAGAGTAAATATGAAGAAAAAAATATAAAAAATTATTTTATATTTGAGATAATAAAAAGAATAGAAAAATATGAAGATAAAGAAAAATTAAAAGAAGAATTATTAAAATGGGAACAACATTATTTAGACGTATTTATAATAAAAGGTAATATAGATAAAAAAAGATGCTATAATTTATGCCCCACAGTAATAAATAAATTAGGGTTTAGACATACAAAAGAAACTATTAATAAACTAAGAGAAAGCCATTTAGGTAAAAAGCATACAGAAGAAACTAAACAAAAAATGAGTATAAGTAAGAGTAAAGAAAACCACCCTTTTTATAATAAAATATTTAGTGAAGAACACATAAATAAACTAAGAGAAAGCCATTTAGGTAAAAAGCATACAGAAGAAACTAAACAAAAAATGAGTAAAACACATAATAAAGTTAAAATAATTAATGAAACTACAGGTGAAATTTTTAATAGCATGAGAGAAGCTTCTAGAAAATATAATATAAATAGTGGTAGTATTTGTTTATGCTGTAAAAATAAACAAAAAACTGCAGGAGGTTATATATGGAAATATTTAGAGAATATGGAAAGTGTGGTGAATTAGCATGACAGTAGATGGCAAACAAATAAATATACTAGATCTGCCCTCACGAGGAAGAACTTACCCTACAGACATTGAAATTTATGTAAAGCCTATGACTGCAAAGGAAGAAATGGCTACCAGTTTAAGTAGATTTGGTTCTACTAAAGCTAGTTATTATGATAGTTTATTAGAAAGTATATTGATAAAAGGTAATTTTAGTAAAAAGAAATTATTGTTCGGAGATATACAATTTATAGACTTAGTAAGAAGATTATTTACCTTTGAATTAGAAGAACAAATTGAAATAAAAAGTGCTGAATGTATTCATTGTGGTGAGCCTATTAAAGTATCTTTTATGTTTGCTAATGATGGAAAATGTAAAAATTTTGTAGAATTTGAAGAATTTAAAGATGATGCTTTTAATAAAGAATATGTTTTTTCAGATGGTTTAAAAGTAGAAGTATCACCTATAACAATGGATAGATTTATTAAAATATCTAGAAAATATTTATCTAATATAAAAAATGCAGAAGATATGACAGATTATTTATTTGCATATAGAGCTGCATCAATAGTTAAAGCAGAAGATAAATATTTTGAAAGTGAAGATAGCATGATGACTTTCTTCATGAAATATTTTAGTGAGCTATATAAATACAAAGATCTACAGTTACTTACAAAATTAGATGAAGATATGGCAGTATTAGTAAAACCTTTTAAAATAGAATGTGAACACTGCTCTCAGATTACGGAGGTAGGCATAGAACCTTCTATGCGATTTCACCAAGAGTAAATTAGAAATATATCAATTTTTAGAGTTTTTTAAAAGAGATGTAAAGAGTGTCTTGAATGATATAGATACTTTAATAAGACTCAATTATGGAACTTATACAGAACTAGCAGAGTTAACACCAAGAGAAATAAGAGATATATTTGTAGTTATTAAATCTAAACAACAAGAAGAAGAGCTAACAAAATCTAGACAAAATCAATAATATAAAGGTTAGGTAATGATAGAAAAAGATGATAACTTAATAATGAAAGAAAAGAAAACAAATTGTGGAGTATATAAAATAACAAATTTAGTTCCTAATGAAAAAACTGGTATTTGTAAAGTTTATATAGGGAGTTCAATTAATATTAAAAGTAGAAAAAATCAACATTTAAGTGAACTTAGAAAAGGATCTCATTCCAACACACATTTGCAAAGAGCTTTTAAAAGAGATAAAGAAGAAAACTTTAAATGGGAATTGATAAAAAGTACAAGAAAAATAGAAGATAAAAAATTATTAAAAGAAGAATTATTAAAGTATGAAAATTTAGAATTAAATAAGTACAAAAAAGAAGACGGAACTATAGACCATAATAAATGTTACAATATACTAGTTAACGCAGGTAGTAACTTAGGTAGTAAATTAACTGAAGAAACTAAAAATAAAATGAGCTTAATGCATAAAGGTAAAGCTATGCCAGAAGAAACGAAAGAAAAAATAAGTAAAGCCAATAAAAATAAAATATTTTCAATTGAGCATAAAAACAAACTAAGTAAAATTAATTTAGGTAAAAAATTATCCGAAGAAACAAAGAAAAAAATAAGTGTAAAAATGAAAAACATATCAAAAGCTGAAATACTGGGTAAAAAAGTAATTAATCTAGATACAAAAAAAGTATTTGAAACCATATTACAAGCAGCAGAATATTATAATATGAAATATTCAAATAATATAAGTTGTGTTTGTAAAGGTAATAGAAAAACTTCGGGTGGATACAGGTGGGCATACATAAATTAATAAGGTATATTAAATGGATAGCATGAATACTAATATAAATAATTTGTCAGATGCATTAGATAAACTACCCGAAAGGATAGCTATTATGCTTGCTCCTATGCTTGCAGAAGTTTTTGAAACTTCTACTTCTAAAGTTATTGATAAAGTTGGTAAAACTTCTAGAACTTCTTCTAAAGATAAAAAATTATCTAATGTAGTTGGAGTAGACTTTAATAAGCGTATTGAAGAGTCTACTAAAAAAATGATTGAAAATGTTAATAGTTCTACAAGAATGATAAAAGCTATAAATGATCCTAAAATAAAAGAAGCAATACAATCTTTAAACTTTTCTGCTAGAGGTCTAACACAGGCTACTAATAATGCACAAAAAAGCCAAAGAAAAATGCAGTCAGACATACAAAACCTGTTATTAAGAACTCCTAAAGCTACTGGAGGTATTTCTAATGTATTTTATAAGGCTATGAAAGGTCCTATTCCTGTAAGTAATTATGGTGCCGGCATAAGTAAAAAAGCAGAAGAAGAAAAACAACTAAGCATGCTAAGAGCACAGGGAATGATGCCTCATCCATATTTTCAAGGATACAATAACAAGCCTATGAACTTACCTATGCCAGGATTAAAACCTTTAAAAGGTAATGATAGTATTTGGCATAATTTAGATTTATTATCAAAAGGAGCAGTACCTTTAGCTTGGAAAGACAACAAAGGTGTAGAATTATTAGGTCAAATATTAGTTGCAACTAAAGGTTCTCTTAAATTAGAAAAAGAAGAAAACAAGATCTGGTCTAAACTTTGGAAAGATTCATTAAAAAGTGGTATTAATAGTGGGTTAGGAGCTGCATCAGCAGCCATAGCACCTTTAGCAGGTAGTTTAGCTACTATGGCAGGTTTTACTGCTTTACAATCGCTAGTAAAAATGTCTGGAAATAACCCTATAGTAAGACAAGGTGCTTTATACGCAATGGTTTTATCACCTGTAATAGCTACTGCATTAGGTTCTATACTTCCAAATATAATGGGTCATGTGATAGGCGGTGCATTAGAAAAATCATTTCAAAATCCAGCGGCAGGTAGGCTATTATTAAAAGGTGCAGGTAAATTTGCACTAGCTGGTGCAGGTATAGGCATGGGTGCTTACGAAGGTGCTAATGCTTACAGTAGTTTTAAAAGTGGTAATACTGGAGTAGCTATTGGAGATACTATATCTTCTATAGCAGGGTTTGTAGGTGCTTTTTTACCAGGATGGTTTAAGCTAGTTTTATTAATACCTTTATTATGGGAAGCTGCTAAAAAATTCTTACATCTGGAAGATAAAGAAAAAGAATCACCTATGGATAGATGGTTAAAAGACTTAGGTGTAGGAACAGGTAAAGCTTCCAAAGCTTCTGGATCAGGTAAAAGTGTTTTAGATAAAACATTAGATTATTTGATGCCTAGTAAGAAAGAAAATTTAAAAAATACTATGGAAGTAATTAAAGATTTCCAAAGTAAAGTAGGAGGAACAGCTAATATATCTTCCATAATGGGTGGAAAGCATAGCCCTTTTAGTGGACATTATCAAGGTAAAAAATTCGATGTAGGCTTATATGGAAAAAGTAATCAAGAAAGAATAAAAGAATATAAAGCTTTGATAGGTACTGCAGGTGTAGAAAATTTAGGTTTTGAAACTCCTGATAGAAAAAAATATGATGCATTTAAAAAACAACTTATTAAAGAAAATATTGATGTATCTAAGTTAAAACCTTACTATTGGACTAAAGAAAGTAGTGGAGAACACTTTGACGTAAGCACTGGTAAAAAACCTATACAAGAAAAAGATATGTTAAAGCTTTCTAATAAACCTATGTATGAACTTCCTAGTTCAAATAATAATGCAGTATATACATCTAATTTACCTTCTGCAGAACAAATAGTAAAACAAACTACTTCTACTACT